ATATTAAGGAATTTATTAGAATTCATGATTTAGATAATTTGATAATTAATACTGTAGAGAAAGATTCTTCTGATATGTTATGTTTTAAGGATATACCTGATATTATCAATTGTAGAGAAAATGTGTATATAAAGAATGAACAAATGAAACAACATATAATAAAAAGTCCAGTTATAGATATGGATTTATCTTGGGAAAAAATTAAAAAATCTAGTTCTTTAATATTAAAAAGAGATATTAGATGGAGGTTTTTAGATTGGTTTTTATAGAAATTTTTTTTTATTTGAATAATATATATAAAATATGGGACAAGGGCAATCAGGTCCAATAGGACCAGAAGGACCAAGAGGACTTCAAGGTCCATTAGGGCCAAAAGGTGACAAAGGTGATCAAGGTCCATTAGGGCCAAAAGGTGACAAAGGTGATCAAGGTCCATTAGGGCCAAAAGGTGATCAAGGTCCATTAGGACCAAAAGGTGACAAAGGTGACAAAGGTGACAAAGGTGATCAAGGACCAAAGGGTGATAAGGGTGATAAGGGTGACAAAGGTGATCCAGGTGTAAGTAATCCAAGTGATGTTGTTGATAAATTAAAACTTGATAATACTTTTATGACATCTTTAGGATCAAATATTGCTAAAAACTCTACGGATTTAGCAACAAATGTTGCTAGTTCAATTGGTATAAATGAAACTATTAGAAGTCAAATTGTATCTTCTCTTCAAGGTAGACAAGATTTTTTAAATGCAGTTGCTGATAAATTAACAAGTGATAATACTTATAAAGCAAGAATTACTGGTCCACCAGGTAGTATTGCTGATTTAACTTCACTAGAAAATACATTACGACCAAGATCATTGTGGTGTGCAGATGGTGATTTCTGTACACTTCCAACTAAAAACTCTGATGGAAAAGATAGAGGGGGTATTACTGGTATTACAATACCTGCAGGAGGACGAATAACATCTCCAGGTAGACTTCATATGTACTCTGATGAAATTTTGTATTTATTGCCTAAAGGAGGTGTAACTATTGGACAAGAATGGGCAGGGAATGGTCCTGATGCTGTAAATGCTGGTAGTTTAAGTGTTCAAGGTTCTATTAAATTTTTTAATTCAGGTGACGAGAAGTGGACAATTAATACATTAGGTGATCAATTAATATTCCGATATAAAGGTAAAGATAGATTCAAACTATATGGAGATCCAATGACCCCCGGTAATGATAAAACATTAAAAGTTGAAGCAACTGGTAATTTCTATAGTACAGGATGGAACAAATGGATGTAATTTAAATGAAAAATGGATCGATTGGACCAGAAAATCGTTGTGAATGGTCAACGTGGAAAATTAAATTTTAATTTTGTATATTAATCAGTTTATGTACAATATATAAGAATGTTATGTTAAAAGTTAATTTTGAATATAAAGGTTAAAATGAATATGATGATATTATTTATATTCATTTATTAAGTTAATTATGAAATTTTTTTTTCTTTTTGAATATTATAAAAACAATAAAAAAATGGGTGGTGGACTTATGCAATTAGTAGCCTTAATGTCATAGGGAACAATAGTCAGCTACTTCAAGAGTTCCATATTAACTTTTGGAGGAAAATAGTATAATAATATGGATGTAATTTTTATTACATTATATAACTGGCTAGTAAAAGTAAACTTTGTTATAAAGTTATTTTTGCGACATTTTCAAATTGCGGGAAACTCCTTAGAGCCTTAATTACCATCTTTTCATTGAAAAATGAAAAGAGAACACAGTTAATAGCTGTACCCAATGGTAATAATATTAAGGATTGGATAATCCGCAGCGAAGCTTCTAAAAATTGAATTGTAAATGTTTTATTTAAACTGTAATGGATTGGTTAATTAATAAACAGAGAAATAATGTTAATACTATTGGTAAATTAGGGAAATTATCTTTGAATGATTTAGAAAGAATAATAAAGAAGATAGATGTAACTAATTTACAAAAAGATAGTTGTTGGATTTGGAATGGAACTGTTCAAGATCATAAAGGTAAAGGACATCAACACGGAGTTTTTTGGTATAAATCTAAATATGTACAAATACATAGAATAATGTATCATAATTTTAGAGAAGATGTGCCTATATATAAACCAGGTGGTTTTATTATTCTTCATAAATGTAGTCATACAAATAATGGGAGATGTATAAATCCTTGGCATTTAGATTTAGGAACATCAAAGGAGAATACAAAAGATGCTATTATTTCTAATAGTTTAACATTATATGGGAAAAATGAAGAAAATCCAATGAGTAAATTAACAAATGATAAGATTATAGAAATACGTAATCTTAAAGATTTGGGTATATCTCAAAAACAGATTGCTAAAATTTATTCAATAAATCAATCACAAGTATCAAGATACTGGAATAATAAAACAAGAATAATTTAATTCAAGAAGAACGTTCAGAGACTAAATGGAAATGGGCGATTCTATAAGAATTGCTTAAGATATAGTCCGGCCAATATTGAAAAATATTGGATTAACCGATGGTGCTCAAGATATTTACCTTACAGGTAATCCTCAAATTACTTTTTTCAAGGTCGTTTACAGACGACACACTAACTTTGCTATTGAAGCAATCGAACAAACCTTTTAAACATTAAAGGGTAGAAAAGTAGCCTGCTATAACTAAGGGGATATGTTATAGAAAAAACAGTTAATACTCCTCTATTAATCAATGTTAGTCCACACTTTGTTTTTATCCGTTGATTAATATGTATAGCTACTAGTGAAAATAAACTTTTTCTACAAAGTTATTTTTGCAACACTATCAAATTGCTGAAAACCCCTTAGAGCCTTTTAGTACTAAAGAATTTTCGAAAGAATTTTCTGGCCAAGATTAAACTTGGATATAGTGACAATCTAAAAGGATTGGGCAATCAGCAGCCAAGCTCTAAAGATTTTAATTTAAAGAATTATTTACCTATGATATTAATAACTAACAATGGGGATTATATATATGATAACATCTCCATCTGGTAAAAAATACATAGGACAAACTGTACAATCATTAGAAAACAGATGGAAGCAACACATAGATGCTTCTAAGAGGGAATATAAAGATAATTGTAAAGTTTTAAATAAATCTTTAAGAAAATATGGTGAAAAGCATTTTTTAATAGAATTATTAGAAGAATGTGAACAAGAATATTTAAATGAAAGGGAATTATTTTATATTGAAAAATATAATACAATAGTTCCGAATGGTATGAATATTAAACGAGGTGGTTCAAATGGAAAACAACATGAAGATACTAAGAAAAAAATTAGCGATTCGTTAAAAGGTAAAAATGTTTCTTGTGAAACAAGATCGGAGTTATCAAATAACACGAATCTACATTTGTCTATGTATATGTTGAAGATAAATGGTGGTTATAGAATTTGTAATCATCCAATGGGACCTGAAAAAAAGTTTATTTCAAAAAGTAAGACAGATGAATATAATTATAATAGGGCAATTAAATATTTAAATAAATTAAATAATTTAACTGAGCCTTTAGTTGTAAAAAAGTCTGAAAATGAAAAATATATTCAAAAACATAAGAATGGATATTGTGTAAAATATCCAGGTGAAAAAAATAAATATTTTGTTTCAAAAACAATTCCTTTAAACGAATTGTATGAAAATGCTTTATCATATTTGAATGAATTAAAATCCAAGAGTGCAGTTCAACGACTAAATGGTAGTGGGCGAGGGGGTCTATGATCCTCGCTTAAGATATAGTCTAGACCCTAATCTATTAAATGATAGATTTAAATACACCGAAAGGTGGGGTAGATTCGTTAATGGTACTGTCGACTTTGGTCGCAAAGTTTCCTGCACTGTTTCTCGCAACGGTGATTTGATCCACAAAGTATACCTCCAAGCTACTGTTGGTGCTCTTGATCCTGATTCTCATTGGCATCCATCTCTTGGACACAATTTGATTGAAGAAGTTTCGATTGAAATTGGTGGTCAAACAATTGATAAACACTATGGTACTTGGTTGAATATTTGGAATGAATTGACTCAAACATCTGAAAAGATGGATGGTTATAAAAAGATGATTGGTGATACTACTGATATGACAACAAATGGTGATACTACTGAATATACTATGTATATTCCATTGCAATTCTGGTTCTGTAGAAACCCTGGTTTGGCCTTGCCATTGATTGCATTGCAATATCACGAAGTTAAATTCAATATTACTTTTGCTTCTTTTACTAGTTTGAAGACTGGTACTGTTACTCAACCAACATTAGATGCATCTTTGTATGTTGATTATATCTATCTTGATACCGATGAACGTCGTCAATTTGCTCAAGTTCAACACGAATATTTGATTGAACAATTGCAATTCACTGGAGCAGAAACTGTTTCTGCAGGTGCTTACAAGAGCAAACTTGCATTGAATCATCCATGTAAAGAACTTGTATGGGTTGTTCAAGATACTGCTGGTGGTGCAGCACCAACTTCGTATAAAACAGTTAACACTGCAAAGTTGCAATTGAACGGTCAAGATCGATTCTCTGAACGTGATGGAGCTTACTTTAACTTGGTTCAACCATATCAACATCACACTGCCATTCCAGGAGATGGTATTTACGTATACTCTTTTGCTTTGAATCCTGAACAACATCAACCAAGTGGTACAGTCAATATGTCTCGTATTGATAATGCTACTTTGCATCTTGATGTTGCAGCTGGAGGTGCTCTCAAAGTATTTGCTGTCAACTACAACGTTTTGAGAATTATGGCCGGTATGGGTGGTTTGGCATACTCAAATTAATCGGATAGTATTCTTTCTGTTAACCCTCCTAATAAAAAATGAATTCAAAAT